CAGATAAAGATTTAGTGATGAAGAAAAAGTTCACAGAAGATTATGATTATATTAATAATTGGTGGAAAAAGAAAGCAATTAAAAGATATACAAAGTTATTAGAACAAGGTAGAATAAAAGATGAAACATTATTTTATAATGATATGTTTGATATGACTTGGGAACAGGCTAAGGAGAAATATTTAACTGATGTTGGTAGATAAATTTTTTGATACTACATTTGATTTTGATTCTGAAAAACAGAAGATAATTGATTTCATAGATATGAAAAAAAATCAATCTGCATCTGAAGCTGTATTTTTTGATAAATATAATGAAATACAAGAGTGTATTAATCACCAAGTTAAAATTAGTAATTTAAAAAGAAAACTATGGAATGGAACTGATATTTCAACTTTACAACCAAAAGTAATTCTTGTGGAGACAAAAGAACAATTAGACGAATGGAGATATTTAATAAGATTTACTTCAAGTTTCAAAAATGTGTCGAACCCCGGCAGAAATATAAAATTTTTAGTGGAAGATGAAGCAACTGGTAAATATCTTGGTGCATTAACTGTAACTTCAGACTTCGGTGACTTAGGTGGTAGAGATAAGTATATTGGTTGGACACGAGATGATAGATATAAAAATAAAAGATTAAACAATGTAGCTTGTGGACAGGCAATCATACCAATACAACCATTTGGACATAACTTTTTGGGTGGTAAACTTATGGCACTTATGATAACTTCAGATGTTATTAGAGAAACTTGGGAAAAGAAATATGGACAAGTATTGGTTGGTATGACCACAACATCATTATATGGAACACATTCTCAATACAATAGTATGCCAACATTTAAAAAAAGAGGTAAGACTACGGGTAAAATGCCAATTAAATTACCAAAAGATATGGTTAGAGTGTGGGAAGAATATTTTGGTGAGAAGAGAAAAACCAGATCTAATTTAGATACAAGAATCTATCGTGAATGTGGGATGAAACCAAAAGATTATCAGAGTGGAATGCAAAGAGGAATTTACTTTTGTCCTTTTTATGAGAATACAAATGAATTTTTAAGAGGAGAAATAAAAAAAAGTTCTTTGCTTTTACGGCAGAATTTCGTATATTATAATAATTTAATATCCGAATGGTGGAAACCTAAAGCGGAAAAAAGATTTAATAAACTAAAATCTGATAATAAATTAATATCAGAATTACATTTTTGGGATAAGTTATTTGGATTAACTTATGAACAAGCTAAAGAAAAATATTTAGGAGAAGTGGGAAGATGATGAATCAAGAACAAATAGATAATAACTGGAAAGACTTAATGTCAATAATTCATAAATACTTTGAAGGTGAACAGAAAAATAATATTTTAAATCTACATAGTGATTTTGAAGATGAATATAAAACTGCACCTGCTTCAGGTAGGCCAAATTATCACAATTGTTTTAAAGGTGGTTACCTTGATCATGTTTTACATGTTATTAAAAACTCATTAATAATTAAGAAACAATATGAATCTAATGGTGTTAAATTAATACATTCAGACTCTGATGTTGTATTAGCAGCTATGTTTCATGATTTAGGTAAACTTGGTGATGGACGACAACCATATTATAAATTTCAATCTGATGAGTGGAGAAGAAAAAAATTAAATGAATGGTATACTCACAACAAAGATTTAGAGTTTATGACAGTTCACGATAGAGCTTTGTGGATATTATCTAAATATAATATTGATGTCAATGAACATGTATATAAAGCTATATTATGTGCTGATGGATTATTTGACCCGGCAGCAGAAACTTATTTTAGATCTTATGTAGATACGAGACATGTTCTCGGTTCAATAGTACATTTCGGTGATTGGTTATCTACAATATGTGAAAAACAAACTTGGTTACAAAGTCAGGAACATATAATTCAAGATGAGGAAGGTGAAATAAAAAGAAAAAATTCTGATAAAGATATTCAAAATATGAAAAATAAATTTGATGAATTGTTTGGTAATAAATAATATGTGGTGGTTCTTTTTTATATTATTTTTATTAATTAGTATTTTTTCTTCTATTGCTTTATTTTATTCATTAAAAAGAATAAATCAATATGAAAATTATTTATATCAATTTCAACAAATTATAGAAATATCACATCAGAAATTAAAATCATTAGATAATAAAGGTTCTTTTGAATCGGATGATGAGGTAGGCTTTATGTTTCAACAGATGAAAGATATTCAAACTTTATTAAATGATTTATTAATAATAGAAAGTGATGAGGAGGGCAAAGATGGAGATAGTAATGGATAAGATAACTAAAAAACAAAAAATGTTATATATTAAAAATTTAAGAAAAAATGGATATAGAAAATTATCTAAAAGACAGAAATGGGAAAATTATACATTTGTTGAAATAATAGATACTGATTTTATATTTGTTAAAGATAGAAAAAAATCTTTATATTTTGGTGCTGATGTGGAAGATGCAATTATTAGATATAATGATAGTGATAATTATAGTTTAAGAAATCAACTATACTCACAAATTATACATCCTGCATTTGATAAACTTGCTGAAAATATAATTAATACATTTAAATTTACATACTTTGATTATGGATTTGAAGATGTAAAAAATGAAACTGTTTCTTTTCTCGTAATGAATATGCATAAATATAATCCATCTAAAGGCTATAAAGCATTTAGTTATTTTTCAGTAGTCGCTAAAAATTATTTAATACTACATAATAATAACAATTATAAAAAATTAAAAAGTCATAAAAACATAGATAGTACTTCAGTTTCAAATCAAAGCCAATTTTTATATGATCCAAATAAAGATGAAATGCAAGGATTTACTGAAGAATTAGTTGAATATCTTGAAGTATTTATTCCTAAAAATTTTAAAAAACAGAGAGATTTGTCAATAGCTTATTCTATATTAGAATTATTAAAAAACAAAGACACTGTTGAAAATTTTAATAAAAAAGCAATTTATTTACTAATAAGAGAAATGACAGGTTATAATACTTCACACATAACAAAAATTGTTAATGTTTTAAAAAAACAATACAAAGTATTACTTACAGAATATTATACTAAAGGTTCAATATTAAAAGATGATTTACATAAAAAATTTTTTAAGTAATGAATCCTAAAATATTCAAATTAACAAAAACCTCAATTTATTTGAGGTTTTTTTTTATTTATAAGTAATTTTAACTATTTTTATATTTATATATGAATAAGTATATTTAGTACTTAGGAGGATTAAATATGAAATCAAAAGACGAAATATTTGAAGGTAAATCGTTTCAAGATTTAACTAAAGATATATATAAAAATACAACTGATAGACGAACACAGATAGATTTGTTAATATCAGAAATACACGGATTTATTCAAACTATAGATGATGTAGTTATGGTTGCACCTATTATTAAAGAATATATGGATGTAGCAGTTAAAAATGATGAACATCTTGTTAAGTTAGCGGGTGTGATACAAAGAATATTATCTAAATCATCTGGAAGTGATGAAGAATCATTTCTATTATCAGACTCGGAAAAAGAAGATTTAATAAACGCTTTACAGGAAGATGTAGATGATTTACAAAAAATAAATGATAAAGCTGAAATAGCAAAACAAAATTCAACTGGTATTATAGGGGATTAAATTATGTTTATAACATCAGTACCATCTAAGAAAGCTGGAGGAGCTCAAGCTCATGATTATAAAAGTTTATCTGATAATTTTAATTATGAAGCATTTGTACAATTTATACCAGGACATGTAGAAGAAGTTATTACTAGTAGACAACACCCATTGTGGGCAAAAATGGGTCAGAGTGATCAATTAATAAATGCAATAAAAGCTACACCACATCATTCTAGTATATTGACTGATAATATTTTTAAGTCAATGGCAGCTAAATGGTATAGGCCATTATTTAGGGGATTAGCTGATGTACCTACGAAAAGTGATCAAGTTTTACTATGTAATTTTGGTGGAATTGATTATTACATAGGTCCTTTAAATACTCAAAATAATGATGTTAAAAATATAGATCACTTATATCAAAACACATCAGCTAGAGAAATTAATGGAAAGACAATGTATGATGAGAATCCAGTTTTTCCAAAAATAAGTTTGAGACCTTTAGGAACACCTCAAGATCCTATAGATTTATTTGGTATGGGTATGCCTGGAGACAGAACTGGTAAAAATGCAAATGTTGATATGGCCAGATATTCAATAGGTGATAACTTAATAAAAGGTAGAATGGGTTCAAGTATAAGATTAGGTTCTAGAGGATCTTTACCAAATGTTATAATATCAGGTGGTAGAGATAGTACTAGTTATAGAGAATCTATATTTGATAATTCAATTTTTTCAATGACGAGTTTTGGTAGGCTTATAGATAATTTTGAAAATATTTCAAAGGCAGATAAAAATTTTTCATCTATTATACCCAGTAATAAACCAGCTGTACCTGGTTCTGATATAATTAGAAAAATACCATGGTTTGATAGTGCACACAAGCAAATATATATGTCATCTGATAAGATAACAATTGCTAGTAGAGGAGATAAGGGTGGAAACATTACACTTTCTTCAAGAGAAAATGTTTTAGTTGGTAGTAGATATAATACATTTATTTCTACAGGAGGTGCTACGATTATTGAATCAAAGAATATTTATTTAGGAGAAAAAGCTTTACCAGCTAGTGAAGGAGCATCCCCATCAGGAGAACCATTAGTTTTAGGTAACGAGTTAGTAGCTTTATTAGAAAAAATGATTGAACAGATAGGTAAGTTATTTGTAGGTGCTACGATAGGTGGAGTTTCTACAACAGTAGATGCATCTGGTTCACCTGGATGGGTACAATTACTACAAATGAAAAATCAAGTAAAAAATATAATAAGTGATCATCACTATATAGAAAAAAATTCAAGTGATAGAAAACCAAAAGAATAGTGGAGGCTATATGAAAAAGAAAACAAATGTAAGAACGATGATAAGAACAATAGTTAGAGAAGAAGTTGCGATGGCAATTCAAGAAGTCATAACTGAATTGAGACAACCAACACAACAAGTTTCTCAACCTAAGCCTAAAAATAAAATTGTTAAGAAGAAATCATTTACATCTAATTCAGTACTAAATGATGTATTAAATGAAACTGCTGGTGAAGAAGAGTGGAAAACAATGGGTGGTGGAACATACGATTCTGGTAGAGCTGGAGAAATTTTAGCATCATCATATGGTGACATGATGAATGGGAATGTAAAACCAAGTGGTGATCAAATGGTTGCTTCTATGGGTGTAAATCCAGAAAAAGTACCTGATGATGTAAAAAATGCTATAGGAAGAGACTATAGTGAATTAATGAAAAAAATAAATAAGGGTAAATAATGTCGACTTTAAAAGAATCGATAGAACAGGCTTTTAAAAAATCTGCTGGGATGTTACCAACAGATAATAATCCTAACATAGAACAATTATCTACTGATTTGGCTAAAGCTGTACAAGATTGGTTATTGAAACAAGAGTTTAGAATAGATGAGATGGAAATTCCATTAGATGTTGAAAAAATAACAACAAATGGACCAATAAAAAATAATGTAGCACCCGAAACATTAATGGGTCCTTATGGTCCTGTTATTAAGTTTTTAAAAGATGTAGCTTCATTTGCTGGGTTATCATCACAAGTTAGTAAGATAGAAGGTTTAATAATGAAAGCGTGTAAGAAAGTATCAGAAGGTGGATCTGAAACTCCAGCTTTAGATTTGAGAAAAACAGCGACAAAGGTTGGTAATCAACCAGCACTTCAAGTTGATGGTAATGCTGTGTTTTCATCAAACTCTTCACCCTCTCAAAAAAAACCATCAGGTGTAGCTAAAAAAACAAAAGTAAGATTATATCCGGGTGAAGTTAAAGATACCGGTGATTAATATAGGAGAAAATAATTGGCAATAACAATTCCCAATCCAAATTTAACTAAGACAGAATTATCTAAAAATGATAAAAAAATAGGTTTTAAATTACCTTTAGAATCCGGTACTACTCATGGTAATTTTGAATCTACAATTTTAACAATTGATGCTGTTAAAGAAGATATTATAAGTTTATTAAAAACTGAAAAAGGTGAGAGAGTTATGCAACCTAGATTGGGATTGGGTTTGAAAAAAAATCTTTTTGAAAATTTTACTCCAGAATTAAAGTTAACATTACAAGAGGATATAAAAGGAACATTTAAATTATGGTTACCATTTGTAAATTTAGTTGATTTAAAAATAAATCAAGATGATTTAAATCCAAATAAAGTAAATATATCAGTTACATTTTTTACAAACAATAACCCTAATAATTTAGAGTCTGTATCAGTACAAATATAATAGGAGAATAATAAATGCCAAATGTTTATAATATAGATAAAGATACGGTTAGAAATAAACCATCAGTTAATTATTTAAATAAAGATTTTTTATCAATAAAAACTGATTTAATACAATATGCAAAATCTTATTTTCCTAACACATATCAAGATTTTAATGAAACATCACCAGGAATGATGATGATGGAATTATCCGCATATGTTGGTGATATGATGTCTTTTTATATAGACCAACAATTTAAAGAAATGTTTTTAAATACTGCTACCGAAAGAAAAAATATATATCAACTGGCTAAATCTATGGGTTACAAACCAAAACCATCTAGTGCAGCATTTGTAAATCTATTGATTAGACAAAAAGTTGGTGTTGTAGGTAGTGGTCCTAATAAAACTCCTGATATGACAGAGGCATTAGTTTTGGATAGAGGTGTAATTGTAAAGTCTTCAGTAAATGATACTACATTTCAAACTTTAGATGTGTGTGATTTTAATCTTACAGGTTCAAACTTATTACCTTCAAATTTTGATAACGCTACCGGTGTACCAACAGAATATATTTTGGAACAATATGTACCTGCAGCTTCTGTTGAAACTAAAGTAACTACATTTAATTTAGATTCACCAACTCAATTTAGAAACTTAATTTTAAATGAAACTAATGTTTTAAGTATTGATAGTGTAGTTGATTCTAGTGGTAATAGATACTATGAAGTAGATTCGTTAGCTCAAGATAAGGTATATGATCAAACACATTGGACGGTTGACAGAAATAATGCTTATTCTGATGAAAATGGTGACAATATAGATTCTGCAGTACCTTATAAATTAAATGGTATGATGACTGTTAATAGAAGATTTGTTAGAGAAGTTAATTCTAATTTAACTACAAGTTTAATATTTGGTAATGGTATTTTGAGAAGTAACATTACTGAAGGTGATTCTTCATACTTGGAAGAGGTTTTTGATAATTCACAAGAATTAAATTCCTTATTAAAAGGAAACTTACCAGCTGATTTTGATCCTACAATATCTTATAGTTCACTTGGAGAAGCACCAGGTAATACAACTTTAACTGTTAAATATAAGGTTGGTGGTGGTGTAACATCTAATGTACCCGCAGGAACAATAAATAAAATTCTTTCATATAAATTATTAACTTCTGGACATACACTCAGTACAGAAGATACTTTAACTGTTTTAAACATAACACCAGCTGGTGGTGGTAAAGATGAAGAAACTGTAGAAGAAATACGACAACAAATTAAAGCGAACTTTAATTCACAAAACAGGGTTGTAACGAAATCAGATTATGAGGCTAGAATAAAATCTTTACCAGGTAGATTTGGTAGTATCGCAAAAGTTTTTATTAAACGTAAAGGTGTTGGTGAATTAAGTTCTGAATTTGATTTGTTTGATTTAAATAAAGATGAAAATAACGATGGTATTCCTGATACACCGGGAGAAACAGGAAATGTAGGTGGTGCAGCTGACCAACAAGCTTTTCAAACATTATTTTCTAATATATTATCTGCACCCGCAGATACTGATGTAACTATAAATCAACAACAAATAGATTTTTTAAATGATTTAACAACCTTTATAGGTTCAGTTGCAGGATTATCCGAAACAAACTTTTCAGGATTTAAAAATTTAGATATACATGTTTTATCATTTGATAATACTAAAAATTTAGTTGGATCTCCAGGATTATTAAAATCAAATTTAGTAACATATCTAAATAATTTTAAAACAATATCAGACGAATTTAATGTTACAGACGCTCATGTTATTAATTTTGGTGTTAAATTTAAAGTTCAAGCACATATGAATTACAATAGACAAGATATAAAATTAAAATGTATAGATGAATTAAAAAAATATTTTGATATTTCAAACATGGAAATAAACAAACCAATAAATATATCCGATATTAAAAATTTATTATATTCTATTGAAGGTGTTAAATTATGTGATTATGTAAAAATTTCTCAATTAGGAAATATATTAGGAATAAGTAGTAATCTATGGTATCCTGGTGGTAACCCACCAAATGGTGTATCTGGAGTAGGTAAGGATAATTATGGTTTTGCTTATAACTTTGAAGAATTTCAAGGTCCAGATTCAAATGGTATAATTAAACCTGCACATATAACAACACCAAGTATTTTTGAGTTAAAAAATCCAAATGATAATATAAAAGGAGTAGTGTCATAATGCATAAATTTATTTATTCACAAAAAGATTCATGGATTTCAGAAACAACATCATCACAAAATTATGGTAATGATGAAGTATTAGAAATTCAAAAATATTTTTATAAAGATACTGTAAAAGGTGCTTCTAGAGCTTTAGTTCAATTTAATTTAACTGATATATCTAAATCCATAAATTCTGGAGATATTAAATATCCAAAATTTTATTTAAAAATGTATTCAACAGAACCCTCATCCTTACCTGCATCATATACTTTGAAATCTTATTTAATATCTGGTTCTTGGGAAGAGGGAACTGGAAAATTAGGTTCAGATCCAATAGTAAGTGATGGTGTTACATGGACACATAAAGATTATAGGACACCTAGTTTATCTTGGTCATTGTATGATAATGATGGAACTGCAGGTACTAGAGTATCTAGTGGTAGTAGACCAGCACATTCTATATTTGAAAATGGTGGTGGAACATTTTATACTGGTAGTGGGTTCGAAGCTACTCAATCATTTAGTTATGAATCACCTGACATTAGAATGGATGTTACCGATTTGGTTCATAAATGGTTAAGTGGTTCAACATATGTTACTAATCCAGAACCTTTCCCAAATTCAGTTGCGAATGAAGGGTTAATAGTAAAATTTACAGGTAGTATGGAATCAACATCTTCTACTGATAGAGGTAATTTAAAATTTTTCTCAAGAAATACACACACAATATACCCACCAAAAATTGAAGTAGTATGGGATGATCATATAGGTCCACCTAATTATACGAGTAGTTTTACAGCTTTAGATATGACAGGAGAAGTGGATAACTATGTATATGTTAAAGGTTTAAGAGAGTCATATAAAGAAACCGAAACCGCCAAGTTTAGAGTGGGTGCAAGAAAAAAATATGTAGGTAGAACATTTTCAACATCAGTTCAAACAATTACTGGTTCTTTTATAGCCGAGGGAAGTGGTT